GGATCTATGTTAGACATTGTTACATCTACATCTTTAGGAGCAACCTTTTGTATTTCCATGCGAAAACCATCTATATCTATGCCAGTTCCTAGCTCTTCTATAATTTTTTGTTGTGCCTCAACTGAAGGTACTGAGTTCATAGGGTTTGTTAAAATTGTTCTTACTTCTTGCTCAAAGCCTAAATCTACCAATGGCTGAAACACACTGGTGTCAACATCACTCATTGGCATTGGTTCATCTTGCATAACACTTAAGTCAGGCAATCTGCTTTGCATCATATCATTTGATTCAAGTGGCTGTATGTCTGCTAAAAGCATTTTATTTGTAGCCATGTTGCTATCAAGAGCCTGCATAACTCTTTGTGCATCTAAGTCTGTCATGACACCTGAACCAACTGTTTGATTTCTTAAGTCACCAACTAATCTTTTTAGTGTTTCATAAACACTTGGCAAAGCCTGTGTATTTAATTCACCACCCATCATTTGTAACATTCTTAAAGCATCTGAATCTGATAAAGAACCTTTGGGCAAGCTTAACATTGCCTCCATTCTAAGTTTTGTTGATTGTCCTTTTGGAGTAGAAATAAATGCTTGAGGCTGTGTCATAAGCCTCTCTACATCTTGATCAGACATTACACCTGAACCCATGGGATTTACTTGTTGTGTGAGATTTTGTATTCGTTCTTCTAATGTTGCCATATCTAACCTATTGTAACTGTTACAGAGCCTACTGCTCCTGTGCCACTAACACCACTTAGGTATGTCCTGTGGCTATATAAGTCTCGAAACTCTACCCCATCAAATGCTTGGTGTATCTCCCTTGTTAAGTTGAAGATAATATCACCTGCAACAAAATTAAGTTCACTTATTTCGGAATCAGTGAACTGGGGTGTTCGATTTGGGTCGAACCTCCCTAAGTTTATCTCTAAAACCCTAACCAATCTATTAAAGGTTTCTGTAGAGACTTCCTCCTCTGCCAGTGGTAACCTTGTTGGCAACAGCCTTGCCATTACCTTTTACCATCAGGTTGTATGTCCATTCTAGTATATCCTAATCTCCATTGCACACCTAATCTATTAGATGCATCTGCATCATCATCACTTTGCAGTCTCAATACAGCTTGTCTGCCTCTAGCTCTTACATGCAACTGATCTGTGTTATTAGAGACATCTTTAGTAAACCTTGTAACTAAAGACTCAGCAGGCTCATTTCTTGTTTTAAGCACTATGTTGATTTGTGGTGCGCCTGTTGCTGTGTTAGTGCCTGCAAACTTAATATCAGGTATGACTCTTCTAACAAATACAAAGTCATTACCATCTTGTAAATCAAAGTCAGCACTTTCTATGAATACATCATCCATGGGTGAGCCATCATTGTCTTGCCCACTCTCTTGATTAAATAAAGTGTTAGATGCTGTAGCTAAAGGTCTATCAAACACATCTTGATCTAGCCAAGAGGTTCTTATTAATTGTCCAATAGACCAACTATCCTCTAAATAGTTGTAAATAACATATCTTGATATTTCACCTGTGCTATCTTGTGTTGATGGATAGAACCACCATACTTCATTAAATTCTTTGTTAAGCAAACCAAAGACTTTAAATTTTTGGCTCATGTCTAGGTTGTCTAATACATAACTTAACACACTACAGCTAAGTCTTTTAACTGAACCATTGTAAAAATAAAAACCATCATCACTCATCCAGTAAACACCACTAGGTGAATTTATACAGCCATTAGGACTAATTAAACCAACACCTTGATTAATTAAGTTCACAGCAAAAGTAAGGGGCGGTCCAACAAAAGTAATGTTATACAAAGCAGAGTCAGTCCAAACCAAGGTTTCTTGTCTAGCTCTTATACCACCTATTATCTCACTGCCTGCTGATAATCTAACTGAACCTGCTGTATTGGTGGTCTTTGGCTCCCATTCTGTAGCACTCTCTTGATCAGAGAAAGCTATCAACATAGGGTCAATGGCACCTGTTCTAGCTGTGCCACCTGCATTAAGTGGGTCAGCACCTAAAACAAACACATGTCTATCTGTATCTGAAACTATGACTTGTAAGCCTTTTGTGGGTGATAAATTAGCACCTGATAATGCAGTAATGTTTATACCTCTAGTGGTAACACCATTAGACTCTTGCCAAATGTAAATAGCACCACCTCTATTGTTAAATAATAAATCTTCACCAAAATTATCTGCTGACCAAAGCCTAAGTTGATTAGTGTCTGACAGACTTGTGGTTGAACCAAAGGTTCCATCACCCCAAGCACCAACACCCCAACCAGTAGATTGCACAAAATTATCTAAACCAGTATTAATTTGATAGGCACCAACAACAGATGAGCCACCATTACCTGTATCAGATGAGTTGGCTGTTACAGTCACACCACTGGTATTTTTAGCCTCTATGGTGTAAGAGTTTGCATTAACAATGGTTGCTATTTGATATTCTTGATTAAGAACATTTGAGTTTATATTGCCACCTAAAGATGATGCACCTGAAAAAGTCACAAAATCATTTTGTACTGCTCCATGGCTAGTATCAGCCACAGTGATAGTAGCATCACCATTACTTGCAGAAAATGTTACATCACCTGCTGATGTGGTAAGTCTTATGGGTGTAACATCATTTATATTATCACCCTCTTTGATATATGCTTTTAAATTAGTACCTAAGAACAGGTACTTAGTGCCTTCTAGTGCTATCCAGCCAAAGAGTTTTCTACTGGTGCCTAAAAAAGTATTGGTGGTATTTTTTGCCCAGCCACCTATCTTTTCTACAAAGCCTTTACGAAATCTGACTAAAGAGCCATCAAACCAGCCACCAGCATTGGTGTAGCTTGTACCCTCTCGATCTATTCCTGCCTTAAATTGAAACTTTGCAAAGGGCATTTCATACTAGGCAATACGAATGATAGCTGTTGAGGCGGCTGCGGCTGGAAAGACTATAGTAAAGTCTCCTGCTGTTGATGTTTTGTCTCCACCAAAATCTATAGTAGCTACTGACTTATCACTGTTAGTATCGTTATAGATCATACATCCTCTAGCTGTCACTGTAGCTGTACTAAAAGTCAAATCAGCAAAATCAGTGAACCCTGTGGTTCCTGAGCTTGTTGGTGCTACTTTAGTAAGAGCAGAACCACCTGATGTGTAATTAGTACCACTTGCTTGACCAGTTGTTGTAAATGCAGTTGTGGTAGCTCCAAGTGTTGCTGAACTTGTGTAAAGTGCAAGCTTGAAAACATTACCATTGGTTGCAAAATTATGAGTAGCAGTCAACAGTTCCTTTTTGAAACTTGTGGTTAATGTTGATGATATTGCCATTTTATTTTAACTCCTTAAAAATCTTTGCTAAATCCTCATGTCCTTGGCTTACAAGTAAGTTATGAATAGTACATCTCTCACTATTAATAGCCTGTTTCATATAATAAAGTATTGTATTGTAAATTGCTAGTTTGTATGCTTCAGCTTGTTGCCTTACATGTGGAGCGGCGTTTTCTGATATGCCACAGATTCTATTGGTTAATTGCTCTGCCCACCACTCAGGGTCATGACCCTTGTTTACTTCAGTCTTTACTGTTATTAAACCAAGACTAGATTCTCCAATATCTTCAAGCATTTACCACTCCTTTGGCTCTACAGGACTTGTTTTGTCATCATGCCTGCCTATCAACATAGGCTCCACAGCTTTTTCATTGTAAGTTAATTCACTATTTTTCCTAACAATAAGCTCATCATTCATCACTAATGGGAGCATGGGGTCATCCAGTCTATGATAGCCATAAAGCTTTTCTTGTAATGGCACACAGGTATCAAGTAATGTAGATGTTTGTGCTATACCAACTTCTATGCCTGCAAACATACATTTAGCTAACCAAAACTCAACACAAGCTCTACCTGATTCTGCAAAGTGTAGGTTGCCTCTATAGGTAAAATCAACACCATAAATTCTTATTGCACCTACTTTATTCCATAGTGCAAAAGCTAAAGCATATGCAACAGTGTTGTTTAGGTATGAGCATTGCAAGTCTTGAACTATTTGCTTAATAGGATAGAGTTTTAAATTCTTACATCTTTTATCAAGCTCACAGGTATAGATAGGCTTATCACCAGTCTTAAGCATTTTAACCATGCCATGTGTTTGACCACCAGCATCATCACTATCTAAAAATCTTGATGGTGGGTCAAGCATAAAGGTTCTATCATGATATATCACAGAGCCTACAGCATTGATACCCCACACTTCATCAAAATGATCTCCATGTGATGCGGCTAAGTTATATTCAAACCAGCTTTTGCCCAAGCCTACAATAGCTACAGTTTTACCTGCAAGCTTTTTAATTGGCTTATCTTTTGTTTCTTGGATAGTCAACTTACATTAATTCTAAGAGAGTCATATCGCATTTCATCTCTTG